CTAACGTAGCTACTCAAGGTGGTGTAGTTGGTACTGGTATCTTGTTTGCTGGTATTTTGGTTAACCCAAAAGCCTATGCTTCTTACGGCGCAGTTGGTGGTGCTCCATTAGATCCAACTTTGTTCTTAGGTCCAAATTCACAAGGTGAATTTATGACTATGGGTACTATTTGCGTAACCTTAGTTGGTGCTGCTAATATTGGTGATTTGGTTCAATACAACACTACTACTGGCGTTCTTTCTACTGTAGCTCCTGGTGCTTCTGCTACAACTGGTAACGCATTGATTCCTAATTGCGTAGTTTGGAATTACCCAACAACCGGTACTGGCTTAGCAGCTATCCGTATCACTGAATAATAAGGACTGAAACATGAACAAATCTATCGAACGCAGCTCAATCGCTCCCCGCCAAGTTGTCTCGGTGCAAATGTCTGCCGAAGATGTTGCCGATTACGCTGCACTCGGTGACCTCGGCATTAACTTCGGAGCACAAAATCTGAAGGCAATGGCTAATTACGCAATGGATACTCAAAGCGATGTGTCAACTCCTTCTATTACTACTCCAGTACAATTCTTGCAAAACTGGCTTCCTGGCTTTGTTAAAGTAATTACTGCAGCTCGCAAGATCGATGAGCTCGTTGGTATTACTACAACAGGTTCATGGGAAGATCAAGAAATCGTTCAAGGTCTCTTGGAGCCAATTGGTAATGCCGTTCCTTATGGCGATTACACAAACGTTCCTTTGGCATCTTGGAATACTAACTTTGTTCGCCGTACTGTTATCCGTTTTGAAAAGGGCATCAAAGTAGGTATGCTTGAAGAAGCTCGCGCAGCTCGCATTCGTATCAGCACTTCTGCTGAAAAACGTGCTTCAGCAGCTTTGTCTCTTGAAATTCAGCGTAACTTAGTAGGTTTCTACGGTTTCAATAATGGTAGTAACTTGACTTATGGTTTCTTGAACGATCCAGGTCTACCAGCATACGTAACAGTTGCTGCAACTGGTACAGGTAGTTCTACTTTGTGGTCAACTAAGACTTTCTTGCAAATCATTGCAGATATTCGTGTTGCAGCCGCTCAGTTGCAAAATCAATCTCAAGATACCATTAACCCAGAAGATGTGGAATTGACTTTGGCATTGCCAACAATTAGCTACCAATATCTGTCAGTAACTTCTGACTTCGGTATTTCAGTTCGTGATTGGCTTGCTAAGACTTATCCAAAACTGCGCGTTGTTTCAGCTCCACAGTTGAATGCAGCAAACGGTAGCGCTAACGTATTCTATCTCTATGCCGAAATGGTAGCTGATGGTGGTAGTGATGATGAGCGCACATGGGTGCAAGTAGTTCCTGCTAAATTCCAAGCTTTAGGCGTGGAAAAGCAAGCTAAGGCATACGAAGAAGATTATGCCAATGCAACAGCTGGTGTATTGCTTAAGCGTCCTTATGCTGTAGTTCGTTACTCTGGCATTTAATTGATGTAGAATGGGAAGACGGGGGAAACTCCGTCTTTCTTAACATCAAAAAGGAAAATTAAAATGTCAAAAAACTATGTGTTTTCAACTTTAGCCAATGACCAACTTTACACAAATTGGATAGCTGGCGGCGGAGATATTCCTATTAAAGGACATGCTGTTCTAATTAAAGGCGGAACAGGTGTAGCAAACGATCGATTGATTACTCCATTAGGCGTATCAACAGAAATTACTGATTTTGATTTAGAAGAACTTCAAAAGAATCCTTCATTCAAAAATCATGAAAAAGAAGGATTTATAACAGTAAAAGCTAAAAAAGCGGAAGCTGAAAAAGTAGCTGCTGATATGAATTTGAAAGATGAGTCAGCACCATTAACTGATGCGGATTATCAAAAAGAAGATGGTCCAAAGGTAGGAAACATCTAATATGACGTCTATTACACCAGTCTACAACGACGAAGCATTTCGGAACCAATTTCCTCAATTTGAGAATACTACTTTGTTTCCTCCTGCTCAACTTGAAGGTTGGTGGACTATGGGTACTGCGTATATCAACATAGATAATAACTATCCTTGGAATTTTCAATCTAAACAATTGCAATTAGCTATTGATCTTATGTGTGCCCATTTAGCGGCATCTTTTAGTCTTATAAATGCAGGAATTCCTGCAGTCGTAGTACAAGGTTCGGCCGAGGGTACAGTTAATGTATCCCTTGTGCCGCCTCCAATTAAAACAGCTTTCGGTTGGTGGTTAGCTACTACTCCGTATGGCAACCAATTAAGAGCTTTATTACGCATTGTAGCTAACGTAGGTTTATACGTTGGTGGTAGTCCAGAAAACTTAGGATTCCGTAGGGCCGGCGGGTACTTTGGATGAAGCAATTAAATCTCGATAAAATAAAGCTTACGCTTGAGCGTGTGCCGGAAGAATTTGAGAATTTAGTTGCGCAAGTAGGTTTTCCATCCGGATTCAGTTATGAAAATGGAATGACAGTTGCTGAAGTGGCGGCAATCAATGAGTTTGGCGCTCCAGCAGCTAAAGTACCAGCAAGACCTTTTATGAGACCTACAATCAAAAATTACAAAGATGATTGGGTTAAACAAGTTGCTAGTGATATACCAAGAGTAGTTTTAGGTCAACAAACTGCTTTTGATACTTTGGAAAAATTAGGTAGAGTAGCTGCTATGAACATGAAAGAGCAAATTACTAATACTAATTTTCCTCCCAATGCTCCTTCTACTGTAGCAAAAAAAGGATTTAACGCTCCATTAAGAGATACCTTTTATATGAGAGATACAGTCCAGAACGCAGTTAATAAAGCTGGTTCAGATTTTACTAAAGGCTAATAATGAATCTGCGTGGCATTGCTAATAAATACATTCAAGTAACCAATCCCAACCAAGAAATAAATTGGGTACAATCAAACGGTTATATAACTGATGATGCTGGTAAAAGAACGCCTAAAACTATTACTTTAACAGTACAAGCACAAATACAAGCATTAAGCGCTACTGATCTAAAGCATATAGATGGTTTAAATATTAACGGCATTATGCGTTCGGTCTATATGTATGGTAATGCCGCTGGGGTAGTTAGAGCAGACCAAATTGGCGGAGATATTTTGGTGTTTCCGGAAACTCCAGGAAGTTGCAATAAGAATTGGCTTATTACCCAGGTTATGGAAACATGGCCTGATTGGTGCCACGTAGTAGTAACTTTACAACAGGACTAATTATGCAAATCAATGTAGGAACAACCCCCGGTCAAGCAGCAAGTGCTGAAATTGCAATAGATTCATTTGGTAATGCCATTGGTGGTATTCCAACTTATTCGGTGGTGGCATCTGATCTTATACCAGTAGCTACGGCTACTGACATTTTTCAATTAGTTGGATCTGCAACCAAAACTATCAAAATTACTCGTATTAAAATGTCCGCTGATTCTACTGGTGCAGCTGAAGTAGATTTTTATGGATACAAGAGAACTACTGCCAATACTGGGGGAACGATTACCCATCCAACACCAACCAAATATGATTCTTTAAATTCTGCCCCTACGGCAGTGGTAAATCAATATTCTGCAAATCCAACCACTTTAGGTACTGGCACTTTGTTTGCTGCTACTCAATTTGTTTGTCCTTCAGCTTTGACTGGAAGTGGAATTCCCATTTTCCCTATTGATACCTCTTTTGGGATAAGAAACAATCAAGCTCTTATATTACGAGGAGTTAATGAAAGCATTAGTATTTCTTTAGGGGGTAATGCAATTCCCGATGGTCTTACAATCTATTTAACTATAGAATGGACAGAAGAATAATATGTCAGTTGTTTTGGATATCAATGATCAAGACGTATTTACGGTTATGAGGACTTTTTTAAAAAGTTTCATTCCTACTAAAGTACAAATTGTGCAAGCCCAAGACAATAAAGTCCCTATGCCAAAAGGTGGTTTTATCACCATGAACAATACGGGTATGGATCGCTTATCTTTTAACATAGATAACTACCAATCTTCAGACCAAGGCAAAACAGTTTTAACCCCTACGAAATACTCAATGCAATTAGATTTTTATGGTCCAAGTTCACAAATTTGGGCAGTGGAAACTATGGCATTGTTTCGTGACGAATATGCGACTCAGATTTTTCCGTCAAATATTCAACCATTGTATGCAGACGATCCTATCCAAATTCCTCTTATTGATGGAGAAGCACAATATGAGCAAAGATGGAAACTGGTAGCCAGTTTACAATATAACCCAACCCTATCAACTCAGCAACAATCGATGCAAGCTGTTGATATTGGACTGGCTCCAATAGATCAGACATTTAAACCCTAGGAGAATTTATGAGTACCATTCCTTTTTCGCAAGTAGTACAAGTAGTACCTTCAGTCTTATCGGCTAATGGTATAGCAGTTGATCTAAATGGTCTAGTGCTTACTCAAAATGCTCTAGCCCCTTATGGCACTGTATTAAATTTTGCTGATGCCGCAGGAGTTCAAAGTTATTTCGGAGCCAGCTCAGACGAAGCTACTGTTGCTAGTATTTATTTCAATGGCTATCAAAATGGCACTCAATTGCCCGGTAGTTTATTGATGACTCGTTATCCAGAAGTAGCTATTCCTGGTTGGTTACGCAGTGGCTCTATGGCTTCTGTAACTTTAGGTCAATTACAAACCTTTACTGGTACTTTGGCAATTACTATTGCCGGCGTAGTTCAAACATCCGGAACAATCAATTTAAGCGCCGCAACAAGCTTTAGTTCAGCAGCTTCTATTATTCAGTCCGGATTTACTAGCCCTGGCTTTACAGTGTCTTATAACTCAACTCAGTCGGCCTTTGTATTTACTACTATTGCTACTGGTGCAACTCAAACAGTTGGTTTTGCTGCAACTAGTACTTTAGCTACTAATTTGCGTTTAACTCAAGCAACTGGAGCTATTGCTTCCCAAGGTGCAGATGCTGGTACTCCTGCTGGCTTTATGGCTAATATTTTGACTCAAAATCAAAACTGGGCAACCTTTATGACTGTTTGGGAGGCTTCCCTTACAGAAAAAGAAGCATTTGCCCAATGGAGTAATTCTGCTTCCCCCCGTTGGTTATATGTTTGCCAAGACTCAGATGCTAACGTTTTAACCGCTAATAGCACAATTACTTTTGGTAATTATTTGCAAGTAAATCAACTTATTGGTACTTGCCCAATTTATGGCAATTTAACCCACGCAGCTTTTGTTTGCGGTTTTGCTGCTTCTTTGAATTTTAATCGTTTAAATGGTCGTGCAACTTTAGACTTTAAATCTCAATCTGGCTTAGTACCTTCTGTAACTAATTCAACTCAATACACTGCTGTTTTGAGTAATGGTTATAACTGCTACGGTGCATTTGGATCAAATAACCCAGCTAACAACGCTAACTGGTTTACTCCAGGTTCAGTATCTGGTAAATGGCTATGGGCGGATACTTATTTAAACCAAATCTGGCTAAATGCTAACTTACAATTGTCTATGGTGAATTTATTGACTCAAGTAGGTGCAATTCCTTATAACTCACAAGGTAATGGTTTGATCTATTCTGCTGCTTTAGATCCAATCAATTCAGCTAAAAACTTTGGGGCAATTCGTGCTGGCATTAACGTTTCAGCTGCACAAGCTGCTGAAATTCAATACGCAACAGGCGTAAATGCTGCTCCTACTATTGCTTCCCAAGGTTTCTATTTGCAGATTCTGGAAGCTACAGCTCAGACTCGTGCAGCTCGCCAATCTCCTCCTATTACTTTGTACTATCAGGATGGCGAAGCAGTACAACAAATCACTATGGCTTCTATTGCAATTCAATAAGGAATAAATTATGTCAACAATAACCTCAGCAAATTCGGTCCTAACACTTGCCATCAACAATTACTTTCCCGTACCCCAGGTAATTCAGGGTTACGCAGTAGATGATGCTTTTGAAGGCGAAGCAGTTCAACAATCAGAAATTCTAATGGGCGTAGATGGTATTTTGTCTGCTGGTAAGGTATTCGTGCCTTACAAAATGACTATTCATTTACAAGCAGATAGTCCTAGTATTTTCTTATTTGATGCATGGCGTAATGCTCAAGATGCGGCAGTGGATGTTTTTTCTGCTAGCGGCTCAATTACGTTACCGTCCACAAGTATGGTGTATACTTTACAAAATGGCTACTTAACAATGGCAACTCCGTTTCCAGCTGTTAAAAAGACATTGCAACCAGTAGTGT